ATCTGACAGTTCCGTCAGTGTAATCATCTCGTCTTCTTCTACCAGTTTGCTCAATTGCAAACTTCTGTACCTCTTGTTTATATTTATTTTCGTATAAAGTCAACATATCTACTGGACCTTTTAAATACCCATATGCCTCTGATAAACAGCAATATAACAAGCCATTTGGAAAATTCATACTAATATAATTAGTATCATCATTCTCTAAAAGGTCTGGCATTTTATTAAAATGCACTCTAAATCTATATGTTGTGTTAGGGACTGGAGCAAAAGCTATACGCCCTGATGTTGTATCTGATTCTCCTGTGCCTCCACCAAACATAGCATAATATTTAGGTTGACCTTGAGCTGCTGATGTACCTGTTACATCTTGATACTCTTGCAAATATGTATAATCTTTTTTTTCTAACCATCTATTAGCCCCTGTAGTTTCTGATCCTGCAGTATCATATACCTGTATACCTCTAACAAATAAACATCCCGCTGGTGCATTAATAGACTCTTGACCAGCAACTAAATTACCTAATTGTTGTTTTCTATCTGCATCAATAGGCACGTCTCTAAATATTCTGTATTGTGCATTTAAAATAATATTTTCTAAAACAGCATCTGTTAAAACGTTTGAATCTGTTTCAGTATAACTTTTTATTTGTGTTTTTAATCCTGATGCACTTAATCCTGCCATTATGCAACTCCTTTTATTTCTCTACAAACAGAACAACTTTTTTTATATCTGTTATGTGTATTACATGTCCACTCTGGTTCCTCATGCACAGGTATTTCTGGCTCAGGAACTTTAAGATACAACTCTGCGTGTTCATCCATTTCTTGTTTTTTAGGTTTAAATATGTCTTTAATCCAATTCCAAATTTTATTCATTATGCTGTAACTGTGACTGGCCCTGCTGAAGCTATGTCACCTCCTCCTTTTAATGTTACTGAAGCTGTAACTCCAGAATTACCCTCCTGATGCATTTATTGTTGCTGCTGGTAAATTTGCAACATTTGAAGCATCTCTAAATCTAACAGTATCACTTGTTGATCTACCATGATTTGGTTCTTTAACTGTTACAGTTGTTGATCCGTTTGTAATTGTAAAAGGATTTGAAGGTAAAAGATTAGGCACGGCTGTTTCTGTTCTATCAACTCTAACGTTTCTTATTGATATTCCATCAGCACTAGATGGTCTAGGTTCTAATTGTGGTTGTTTAGGTTCAAATTCAGAAACATGCACAATAGATCCATTCCATTCTCTAACCATTTCTCTATATGGAAATTCTAAACCAGATCTATCTGATATTGCTTTTGCATATTTTCCTGTTGCGTATTTTGGCATTATGCTCCTGGGTAATAAACTTTTGGTGTTATATAAGTGCTAGATGCTGAACCATCTTCAGCTAAAGCTCTAGCTAATTCATCTTCATAAAATAATTTCATAGCCTGTAATCTCTCAGGTGCATATTTTTGTGCTAAATAATATGCAAGTCCTGCTGTCATACAAGGCACAAATCTAAATGGCACGTCTGTTGCATTTGTATAGTCTCCTGCATCTTGAATTCTTTTAATATAATAGAAATGCATATCTTTAGATGCATTAGTCGAATCAGGTGTTGGATACACTTGAATACTAACATGATCTATAAATCTTTGTACAAAATATTGATTAGGTGTGCCTTTAGAAAGTTTGTTTGAAAAACCTGCATAAGTAGATCTATCTACTTTAGTCATTGGACTATCTGATTGTGTTGTTTGAGTTCTATTAGATCTTAATTGTGCTTCAAGAACATCTGATATACCATAGACGCCATTTGGATTTGATGTTGCACTTGTACCATCAGAACTAGCTCTAAAAAATTTATACTCTGCTTGTCCTTCAATTAAATCTAAATCAAGCTCACCTATTTCCCAATAGTGAATACCTCTATTACCCCATTCTTGGAATAAAATATTAAGAGATCTTCTTGCAGATTTGAGTTGATAACCTGCAACATTTCTTAATCCGATACGCTCAAAAGCATCTTCTATTATTTCATCAATAGCAAATGTTTTGTCAAACGTTGTTGTTCCCGAAGTGGTATTAGCCATTTACTACGCTCCAGTGATTGTCATGGTAACACTTCCGTCTGTCCCCGATGTTTGTGTTAAAGTTGCACAAACTCCGTTTTCAAACAAAATACCAGAACCAGGTATGTAAACCTCTAATCCTTCTGTTTCAAATTTATAAGTAGCTTTTAAATTATCTGAATCTGCAGCTCCTGTTGTTGCTGAATCATGTAAAGTTAAAACAGAACCTGCTTCACCTCTACCTTGAATAGAAGTAACTCTCGTTCTAGCTGCTCTCAAAACAGATATAGCTCCAGTAGTTTTATTTAGTGTTGTTTGATCTGAATCCATATTTTCTCCTTAAAATTTAAGCATGGGGCCGAAGCCCCACACTAAATTAATTATTAACTTACTGCTGCACTAAAAGGTGTAGCTGCATCACCAGTACCACCAGTGTGGACTTGTACACCCCATCTGTTAGCACCGATTGCTTTGCAAGTTATGATTGTTCCAGCTAATCCTCCAGTTGTAGTACCATTTAAAGTAATAGTATCTGAAGCAGCTGCAGTCATAAAACCTTCAGCATTATCGTTTGTATCCGTATCAACAATGATTGCATTACCAGTCATTGTATCATTAGCGTTAGCAACTTGTAAAATAAAGCTGCCTGTTTTAGTTGTTCCAATGTATATCTCAAAAGAAGCACCTAAGTTGTTCGCTGAGTTTGGATCGTTACCTG